ACGTCGGCGTTAAGGGCACGGGTACGCTTGACTATTGGGAAGTAATGAACGTTAACCCGAACTTGCGGTTAAAGAAGGGTGACATTCTGCAATTTACGATTGTCCAACCGGACAAGTACGTTAAAACGGTCAATACCGGTAAGAAGAACGGTGGTAAAGGCGGCGGCGACCCAATCGCTATTTATACTCAAAACCTGCAAACGTTCTTGATTCAGGTTAATAACTGGTACATGCGGGGAACGTCGCTATATGTGAAAGCCGAAAACGGGCCGCTTAAAGACGTTGCGATTATCGGCGGCCCGGCGAACGCCGTTACGCTTCAACTCGACACGGCTATCGGCAACGAATCGCTTAACTTCGAAATGCTGAACATTTCGGTAACTGGTGCGCGCCGGATTATCGGCCGTCGATTCTATCCGCAAGAAGTGCATAATATGCAAATGACTTCGGGTTTCGACGATACGTACAACATCACGCCTTGGCGACAAGTCGATAATACGTACAACCTTGGATACCGGGGGCATTTCAACCTGTATATGGGTATGTCGCACTATTTCAAGGCATATTCGACCGGGGGAAGTACGACATTCGTTAACCAAGTCGTCAAGGATGCGGCCGAACCGCTTAATTATCCTACCGAAGTTTGGTGCCGAAACTTTTTTACCCAAATGCAAGCCTACGGCTATACGTTTATTTGGTCTACGTCTTACGAAATCCTTAATACGTATTGCCCGGACGAATGGAAGCAACGCGACGCCTACGGAAGCCCCGCGCTTTCGGGCTGGTCGCCGCCTTCGTCGTTCCTGATTCCGACGTTTATTCCGGCGATGGATTACCTAGCCCGGACGATTAAACACGGCATGAAACTGTTACAGGAATCCGGCATTAGTACGCTAATGTTCCAGATTGGCGAACCGTGGTGGTGGGACGGTTCTTATACGAACGGTGCGCCGTGTATTTACGACGAATACACGAAGGGGCTTTATACGACCGAAACCGGGCACGCTGTACCGACGCCGTATTACACCAACTATAAACAGCCAATTACCGACGACCAACGCCCGTATCTGGAATGGTTGGGCGTGAAGCTGGGTCAATCGACCAACTATATTCGGGATGCTGTAAAGGCCGCTTATCCTGATTCGTTGGGTACGCTGCTGTTCTTTACGCCGCAGATTATGAACCCGGCTTCGGAAATGTTGCCGATTATCAATTTCCCCGAATCCGAATGGATTTATCCGAACTACGATTTCGTACAAATCGAAGACTACGATTGGATTATTAACGGCGACCTTGACTTGTTGCCGTTGACCCTTGAAGCGGCGACGGTGCGTTTGCAATATCCGTTGGCCGTCGTGCATTACTTCGTCGGCTTCGTGAACACGGCCCGCGAAACTTGGGTTTGGCCGAACGTGAATATCGCCACGCGTGAAGCCATTTTGAACGAAATCCCGAATATCTATGTGTGGGCATACCCGCAAGTTATCCGCGACGGTATTACATACGACGATACGTTGTACGGAACCGACCCGGCAATTCAACCATACGTGCCGCCACGCCGACAACTTGGCGCGGAAATCGAAGACCGTATTATTCGGCCGGTGTTCTTCGTCCAAGTTGGCGACGATTCGTTTATGAACAGTTCCGACCGCAATATCGACTTTAACGGTCAAACGTGGTTTGCGACCGGCCAATTCGGCAAGATTGAAGCTATAACGGAAGGCTTGGCCGCGTCCGACGCTGGTTGGTCTATGGGGCTGGCCGGTATTCCGCTTAACATGGTTGACTATGTTACGGAACATATCCGGGCGAAGGGCGTTAAAATGTTCTTGGGTTTGGTTGACCCTTCGAATATTCTAATCAGCAATCCGCGACTTATCGGGTCGGGCGCTATTCTCGACAATAACGTTCAATTTACCGGTAACGCTGCGACGATTAAGTTAAACGTTCGGTCTTCGCTTTCGGATTGGCATAAGGCTTCAACCGCCCGCTATACCGACGAATACCAACAACTATTGCACCCCGGCGACCGTGGCTTTAAGTTCATCGCCGATTTGCAATCGACCAAACTAAAATGGGGCGACCAAAATGCGTAACTTTCCGCAGTTCGACGAAACGGTCGTTCGTCCGGTTTACTTTGTCGAAATCAGTTTCGAAAGCGGGCCGTTTCTGGCGAACACTTCCGACCGGAATATTACCGTCGGCGGAAAACTTTATTATGGCGTCGGTTCGCTTGGGCGAATTGGCGATTACACCACGACCAACGGCGTAACCGCTACGGCGCTAAAGTTGACCCTAACGAATATTCCGTCAACTATGACCGGCGACGTTGTTAACGAAAACACGCGCAACAAACCGATTAAGGTTTCGATTGCGCTTGTCGATAAAAACAACCAGCTAGTAACCGGTTTGATTACTTGGTTTAACGGAACTATTGATTCGTTAACCGTTGATTTGGGCCAAGTGGTTTCGGTTGCGGCTTCCGCGTCGTCACGCTTGATTAATTGGGCGCGTTCGGTTAATTCCCGGTATACTAACGAAGACCAACAAGCGAAATACCCGAACGACAAAGGGTTTAAGTTTATCGCTTCGATGCCCACATTAAAAATACGTTGGGGTTCTTAATGAAAGACATTCACGAATACATGGCCGAATGCGCCGAACAGCGGTTCGAATGGGGCAAGTTCGATTGTTGCACCTTCGCCGCTGGCGCAATCGAAATCGCAACCGGCGTTGACGTTATGCGCGATATTCGGACGTATAAGGACGAATCGACTTGCGCCATGATGCTTTGGGATACCTTCGGAACGGTCGTCGTTCGGGAAGTATTCGAAACGCTGGTTAAACCTGTCGGCGGTCGAATCATTGACCTAGCCGAAGCCAAAGACGGCGACGTTGTTTGCATTCAATGGCCCCGCGCATCCGTCGGCAAAGGTCGCGTAGACCAACGTTGCGGTTTGGGCGTGTTCTACCGCAATAAGGCGTTTGCCTGTTTGCATCCGGTCGGAATTGTACAAGTTCCGGTAACGCATCGCATTATCGACGTTTGGGGGTTCCGCTAATGCCCGCCGTACTTCCTGTAATTGCAATCGCCGTTGCGGCCGTGGTCGGTACAACGACCGCGCTTGTTATCGGTACGATTGTCGCCGTCGGCCTAACGCTGGCAATGTCGCGGAATATGTCCGGGGTTCAGTCGTCGCCGAACCCGGTTGGTACGACGTACCAAACGAACCCGCTTTCGCTTACGTTTCAGGCCGACGCCCCGCGCCGTATGGTCTATGGTAAAGCGCGGATTTCCGGCGTCGTAAGTTACGCCAACGTATCCGGCGACGGTTACGAATATCTTTGGATGGTCGTTGTAATCGCGGCGCACCGAATCCAAGAAGTAACGCAAATCTATTTCGACGGCGAAGCCGGGCCGGATGTTGCGGCGGGCTGGTATGAATACTGGTACTATGACGGTTCGCAAACCGTTGTTGACCCGCAGTTACACGCCACTTTCAGCGAATACACGGCCGATTGCATCCTGACCGGTTGTGCGTATGCGGTCGTTAAGCTGAAATACGACAAAACCGCTTGGAAGAACGGCCGCCCGAACGTTCAATTCGACGTTAAGGGTAAGACCGTTTATGACCCCCGCGACGGCCTGACCAAATGGACGAATAACGGCGCACTTTGCACCGCCGATTTTATGACTTCGACCGATGGTCTTGGCGCAACTTCCGGCGAAATGGATTGGGAAACCGTTAAGGCCGCCGCCGATATTGCCGACCAAATCCCGGCAAGCATGGCCGCCAGCCTTTGCGATGGCCGATACACAATCGACGGTGTTGTCGAACTTTCGACCAAGAACGGCGACACTATTTCGCAAATGCTTTCGGCTTGTGCCGGTACAGTGGTTTGGACGGAAGGCGTATACCGGCTGTTTGTTGGTGCGGCCCGTACCGCTGTTTCGCGCCAGATTACCGCCGAAGACTTGCGGGATAATCCGTCGTTGCAACCGCGCACGCCGACCGACCAATCGTTTAACAGCGTTAAGGGTACTTTCCTTGATTCTACGAACGGTTGGGTATTTAACGACTTCCCGCCCGTATCCGGTGCCGAATACATTGCCCAAGACGGCGGTATTCAACAGTTCAAAGATATTGTTTTGAACTTCACGACTTCGCCGATTACCGCGCAACGGCTGGCAACGATTTTCCTTCGTCGTGCCCGGCTGGAAAAGACGATTACCCTTCCGTGCAAATGGACGGTGTTTAACTACGAAGTATGGGACGTTGTACCGCTGAACTTGCCCCAACTCGGTTGGATTTCGAAGCTGTTTCAAATTACCGATTGGAAAATGACGCCGCCGACCAACAGCGACCCCGGCGGTATCGAACTAACGCTAGTTGAATACAGCGACGACATTTATTCCGACGATATGGACTTAAAGCCGATTGACGGCGGCGGTCAAATCATCGTGCCGGATGTTACGCAACCGAAGCCGCTGTCGATTCTGTACGCGACTTCCGGCGTTACCGCTGTTGAACCGGGCACCAACAAACCCCGCGTTCGCTTCGATTGGCCGCAATCGTCCGATATCTATGTCGTCGGTTACGAACTGGCTTACGGCAAGTATCCGTTTACGCCTGTCGATTCCGACTATATCTTTATGTCTGGTCGTACAACGATAACGTACACGACGCCGCCGCTTGGCGCTGGCGACACGTATATCGGCTATATCCGAACCGTGAACAGCTACGAAAAGCGTTCCACGACTACGCCGTCGAATACCGTTGTCGTTGTCGGCCTTGGTTCCGAATACCCGGAAGCCGTCCAATCGTTGACCTTTAACGTCGTCGATACCCTGTACGGCGACCTTGCTTGGTCGGCCCCGCTTCCGGGTTCGCTGGCGGCTTCGACGGTCATAGTGTGGGCAAAGTCGGTTGAAGACTACCAACAAGGCGTTATCGTTGCGACGATTCCGCTACCGCAAACAACGTTGCGTGTTCAACGCGAAATCGAAGACGGCGTTTACTTTGCGGCGTTCGTATCCGATGCGGGCATGATTGGCGTTCCGGCGTATGTTGCGGCAAGCGGCCGACCCCCGGCAACCATCGTTAAGCAAACCGGTTTCAGCAAGTACGAAGGCGACTTGATTAACGGGGTTTGGGTTACGCCAACTAAAGCGGTCGTCGATTCGCAACAACTGGCGGCGTCGCTTGGTTGGGAAGTGTTCGATATGATGGTTCCGGCACCTTACGGCCAGTGCGAATACTGGTCTAAGGCGGCGACCTATCAAGCGCCCCCGGCGACCTTGCGTGTATCTGGTTCGGTTGGCTGGTTGCGTTCGCCTAACATTCCGGGTGTATTACCGACCTTGAATGCGACGGCACAAGTTGCGCATTTCGATAACACCGAATACCAACAAGGGCAATTCGTGTTAACCGGCGATGCGAATATTAAACTTGGCTTCCGGGCTACCGTTACCGACCCCCAAGGCGTACAATTCTTGGGCCTTAATTCGACGTTGGAGAAACTATAATGTCTGTATCTGAATTCGTACAACCGGACTTTACGACCCAAACGGCCGCTAATTACAAATCGGCTATCGACAACAGTATCGCGGTATTGGCGGAAACCGGCCGCCAGTTCGCCCCGCGTGAAATGGCAACCGTCGGCATGGGCGTTGCGATTGAAGCCGGGTTGCTTATGGACGGAACTGTTATCATGGGCACGAACGTAACCGGCATCGGTGCGCCGACAACGCATCCCCGAATCGACCGAATCTTTCTTGACCTGAATACGCGCACTTACGGTCGCAAGGTCGGAACCGAAGCGGCAACCCCTACGCCGCCCGCGCTTGATTATGGCGTCTTTCCGATTTGCCAAATTTCGTTGGAACCCGA